TAGAAGCCGCTGCTGTTTGACTAGCTGCTGCATTAGTCTCCGCTGTTTCAGCATTTGTTTCAGCAGTTTCAGCATTTGTCTCTGCTGTTTCTGCATTGGTTTCAGCTGTCTCTGCATTTGTCTCTGCAGTTTCAGCTGCTGTTTGAGCTGTCTCTGCCGCAGTTTGAGCTGTCTCTGCCGCAGTTTGAGCTGTCTCTGCTGCTGTTTTAGCTGTAACCGCTCCTGTCTCTGCAGTTTCAGCATTAGTCTCAGCTGTCTCTGCATTAGTCTCAGCAGTTTCAGCATTAGTTTCTGCCGTCTCAGCATTAGTCTCTGCAGTTTCAGCTGCAGTCTGAGCAGTCTCAGCAGCAGTCTGAGCAGTTTCCGCTGCTGTCTGAGCGGTTTCTGCGGCAGCCTGTGCTGTTTCTGCACCAGTTTCGGCTGTTTCAGCATTAGTTTCAGCTGTTTCAGCATTAGTTTCTGCGGTTTCAGCATTAGTCTCAGCAGTCTCAGCATTAGTTTCCGCCGTTTCAGCGTTAGTTTCTGCTAATTCTGCTGCTACTTGAGCCGCTAGAGCCGCTGTTTTAGCTGCTTCAGTATCCGCAATTAGAGCATCTAAATCATAACTGTCAGCCAATACAGATGATGTAGCAATTCCATATCCTCTATCAATAGCCATAATTACATTCTCCCGCGCATACGTTTAACTGCTAAATACAGTCTTTGTTTTCTAGTAAGTCTCATCTATCCGTCCCCTAAGTTTGATATAAGATGATTATTCTATTTCAATCTTCTTTGCCTTCTTTTCTTCTGGAGTATTTAATTCCATATCAATTATAAGAACACCATCTTTAAAATTTGCATTAAATACTTTCAGATAATCTATTAATGCCCATTGTCTTGTAAAGGCTCTCTGTGCTATACCTTTGTATACAAAACTATTTGTTTCCTCTTCTTTATCACCAGAAGAATTTCCTGTGATAGTTAGAGTGTTGTCTTTTACCTCAACATCTAAATCTGTCTTTGAAAATCCTGCTAATGCCATCTCTAGTTGATACTTATTGTCATCCACCTTTTTTATGTTATATGGTGGGTACTTGGGTATCTCAAACTGAGATAAAGATGATAGTTGGTCGAATATACTATCAAAACCGACTGTCAAGTTTCTAAATGGGTCAAACGTTGTTAAATTATTCATATTATTTCTCTCCTTTATTAAGCGAGTTATTAAAATGAGATTCTCTTAATTGAGCAATCTCGGTTGTGAAACACTCCCCATAAAAGAGGAGTGCTCCGTAGTAGGTTATAAACTTACGATGTAAGTTCCTGTATTGAACCCGGACGAATAACCTTAGTTCCATACACTGTATCAGCAGTAAATAAATCTGCAAGATATTCTTGCTTATACTGTGTTTGTGCACGAACAGCTTGTTGTGTTGCTAAGACGTGGGCATCTCTTTGGAATAAGAAAGCCTTCTCAGTAGAACCAGTACCTACTTGTGTAGACATATATACATCTACTCCATAGATTGAACCAATTTTACCTGTCTTAATTGCCTTACCATCGCCAATGAACGCTTGTTCAGTGAAACGCTCTTCACCCAACAGTGCTGTCATACAAGATGGAGTAACGACTAGAGAACGTCCATCAACTGGAACATCCGCATCGTTAAGCACTTCTATAGCTGCTAGGATGGAAGCATCCCAATCAGATACACTTGTAATAACCGAATTACCGCCTGTTAGTGCAGAAGCACCGTCCAAGTCAGTAATTATTTGGCTGTCTACATTTTTAGCTAGAGCATACCCAGCGTCATCTGTGTAGAACTTTCTCATTGAACTCAATGCTTGAAGCTCTGCGATATCTTCAATTTGAGTTGACCACTCGAAATGTTTATTGATGACTACTTGTGTATTAGTAGCTGTGTCGGTAATGTAGGTAACCGCTGTATCTGCCACCTTCGCACTAGCAGCACTCCTTCCCGGTGTTGGGATATTTATTGTATCTCCCTTCTTACCTTGATGGTTTAGATTGCGTACTAGATTGGCAGCGACTAGATTAGCTTTATACGTTGCAATTACTTCATCCGACCAAATTTCTGGGATGAAGACTGCACCCGTAGTTACTGTCATATTTGCCATATTAATTAACTCCTATAAGTTATTTTAGCATTTTATTAAACGACCCTTCCGTCTGCATAAGCTGCAAATATCTCATCTTGCATAGAATCATACCGACTAGGGTTTTCCATTTTTAAACGAATGAGGTCGGCTCGTCTGTATGTCTTACCTCCTCTCTCGCCTGAGCCTGAAGAAGTCCTCGACTCCGTAGTTCCTGTTTTAAGTGCTTCTTTCCTATTAACTTCTGCTTGCTGTTTGACTTCTCGAGTCTTACTAATCATAGACCTGTCTTTCCAGTTGGTCAATAATTCGTCAGCCGCATCAAAGTTATAGGCATCAGCCGCTTGAAACATTTGCATACGAATCGGACTACCTTGTACCCAGTCCTGAAAACCTTTGTCTTGTATGACATCGGAAAAATCAGGATGTGTTTGCTCCAACTGTGCTTTTGCTCCGGCTTGTGCTTGTTGAGCTTGGAACTGTTGGAACTGCTGAAACCTAGGGTGATTCTCTATGAGAGTATTAACTGCCTTATTAGGGTCATTAAAAAACTCATCAGAATTATCATTATCTTTAGCTTCTAATGGAGTGTTATCTTGCGGATTACGCTGTCTCGCGACTTCAGCCTGTAGGAAACTATCTGATAATTTTCTTAACTCTCCAACTTCTTGGGCTTTACGTCCAAGTTCTCTTTCTAAGTTAGTATAACTATCTATGATATCTTCTGTAGATTTTCCGGCAAATTTAGAAGGTATATCTGGTAGAGAATCTTCAGCTGCTATAGCTTCTTGTTTCTCTTCTGTGACATTATCTTCTGTACTATCTGTTATCGTACTTTCATCTATATTAGAAATCTCTACGCCTTCTACTTCTGCTGATGGTACTTCTGGGGAATCAGCGTCCACTACTATATTACTCATAATTGTCTATCTCCTCCGCCCTCTAGGGGTTATGAAGTTATTAAAATGGCGGAGCTATAAATCTAGTTCTTCCACCGCTCGTCTAGTTGTATCCTCTAAAGACAATACTTGTCTTAGAATCGACAACTGACCCTTAGCGAACCAAAGGTCTCTTTCAGATTCTATCGAATCTAAATTGTTGTAGATTTTCTCGAGATTACTTAATTCTTCAATTAAGTCTCGCCAACCATCCTGTTCTACTAAATCTGTTCTATCTCTGTAAAACTGTTTAGTTTGGTCGTCTACTATTTCTTCTTGCGTTTGCATAATTTAAAGCTGTCTCTGATTTAAGGTGTTCTATTTCAGGTATATTTCTATATGTCTCTGAATCTTTATTATCTATATCAGCTCTCATCTTTTCAATTTCAGCTAACTTCTTCTGTAGACCTACAATTCTCTCTTGTAAATCTAATTCATTCTGTGGCTGTGATTTACCTGCATCTGCTTGATGCTTCAAAGCCCTAGCTTGTTCTTCTTGTGCTTCTGCTAGTGTCTTCTGTATCTCAGCTTTCTTCTGCTCCATATCTAACTGTATAGCCATCTGTTGCATCTGCTGTTGCTCAGGATTAGGTTGGAAACCTTGCATAAGACCTTGAACCACTTGGTCTCTATTATGGATACTAGAGTTCTGAAAGATTGCTAGTAATAGGACATTAAAAGCAGGAGAATCCTTCGGAATTGACTGGAGCATTTGAACCATCTGTTGCATTTCTAGCTCTTTAGCCATAATACCCATAGTAGAGTATGGTACAAACTTATAATCACTTACTGGATATCTATTGACATCAAATTGTATCTTCCTCCACATCGCCTTATTAATCATCGGGATGAGGAAGGTATTCTGGAAATTCATTAGAGTACGCTTCTGTCTCTTAATTGAAGCAGATTGTACCATTGACATACCACTAGAAGTCGCTCTATCAGGGACTCCCATATCAGCACTACCAGTGCCCATTTGAATCATATTCTGTAATGAAGCGACTTGGTTATAAGTATGTTGGTCTGTCTTACCTAATGTTAGAGGCATTACTGCTTGTCTAGGGTCTCCATTAGTAAGAATAGTCTTACCGGGTCTGACCTCAAGTTTTATACCTCTCGGTAGTCTAGTAGCATCTGCGGCTACCATAGGTGTAGTTGTAAGTGCTAAGGAATCAATTCTAGCTCTCATTTCAGCATCTAGAGCTTTCTGTGGATTATACCCCTTCTCACACACGCCTCTACCCCAGAACTTCGCTGGGACTATATCGTGTTGATAACTGACGAAAGGTCTATCGACCATCATAAATGGATTCTCTTCCGCTCTTAGAATGTGCTCATCATTAGCTATTGTAACGACAGCTTCAACTAATTCATCTTCATCATATTCAAAATCCTCTTCATCTACTTTAGAATTGAGGAATTTTCGAGGTACTTTACCCCAATACTCACAAATCTTAATTTGGTCTGAGGCATCTCTATTGATATACTCAGGGTCATAACCTACTTGAACTATATTTGTATCTGCTTGTATATCAGCTTCTCTATATATACCATTAGCCATACCTTCAGATATGACATAACGTGGCTTATATACTTCGTGAGCGACACCTAAAGCTTCATTTATAGAATTAGCACTAGGGTCAATAATGAACTCTTTTGGAGAGACAGCCTCTAGTCTTACATCTACACTAGAATACTCTTCTATCTCTCTAGCTGTAGTTAATGTACCTTCTACTGGTCTCTCTACGGGTCGTCTACTTACTTTCTCTTCAGTAATTATCTTAGCGATACCTGTGCCATATATAGCACCATTTAGAAATACTTCACATAAGGCATCTTTAGCACCTGTAGCTTCTAAATCTTCTTGTAATAGGTTGCGAATATATTCTACATCTTGCTTATCCTTATCCGCGTGGTCATCTTGAACATCGAACCAACGTCCTCGTCCAAATGTAGCCTCTTCGAGCTCTGCGACACTAGCTTCTACTGCTTGTTGTAAGGCTGGAGTTATAATCTTAGACTTTTCTGATTGACGATTCTTATCTTCTATCGTCCACTGTCCTCTCCACAGACGATAATATTCATCCCAAGGCTTGAGATAATTGTTATTTCTGTGGTTTCGCCATTGTTCTAAGCGGCTGGATAGCCATTTAGCTAGTGCTTGGAAGTGTCTCTCTGAATCATAATTTTTTGCCATCTAATATCCTGCTATTTCATCTAAAGGTTTCCAATCTTCATCAAGTTCGACAGTATGCATAAAGTCTGCTACTGATACTTGGTCTATATAGGCGAGACTATCAATCATATCATCGAAGTTTCCCTTTGTAGGGAACTCTAATAATTGTGATTCAAAATCTCTATTCCAATCACCCTTATTAAACTTAATCTTGCCGTGTTCCAGTCTGCCTTGAAGAGCCCAAGTAATTCTATCGGCTTTCTTCTTGCCTCCGTGGGTTACATCTGTAATTACAACCCATCTACTCTGAGACCTCATCTCATCTTCCAGATAAGGCATTATAGCATTCTTTAACGCACCAGATTCAATTCCTACTATTGTCGCCTGATTTTCAATCGCAGTCTGTAATATCTTAGAAGAAGTCTCTTTGATATTCCACCTGCCGTGGAGTATACTCTTAACCCACCATTCATCATTACAGATTTTAACGATAGAGATAGCAGTCTCGTCCAATTTAGAACCTTTGAGACCACGTTCCTTCTCCACTCTCTCAAATCCTGCAGGGTCAACTGCAATGACGTAATTGCCTTCTTTAGGCTCTTCTGTATCATATTTTATCCATTCTGGTTTAAATATACCACCTGTAAAGGATACAAAACTAGCTTCAAATTCCTGTCTGAAAGCTTGTGTACTCATTGTATCACGAGCAGTCTTAATCTCTTCAGGGTCGAGGATAGGATTATCTATCGAAGTATATTGAAATGCCTCCCAATCTTCCTTCTTCTTATCCTTAGCCTCTTGCCATATATCATAGAAGTGATTCTTCCCGGCGGGCGTGCCAATGAAGAGTGCACCCCCTTTCACATCTGCAAGCGTGGGTCTTATTATCTGTTCCCAGACTTCAACCTTCATACTCGCATACTCATCTAGGACGACATATGCAAGTCCTATGCCCCTCAGAGTATCAGGTCGGTCACTGCCCTTCAGACTAATTCTTCTACCGTTGACCAGAGTCATTGTAGCTGTATTTTCGTGGGTTGTCTCTATAAGCTCAGTATCATCTAAGAGCTCTTTGAGCATATTCCACATAATATCTTTAGCCTGTTGGAACGTAGGACCAATATAGAAGACATCCTTATCTTTAGACTGTAGGGCTTGAATTATAAGTATCCAAGCTGCTAATCTAGACTTACCGAAGCGTCTTCCCGCACTTACTACCTTAAACCTAGCTGGACTATTGAATATCTCTAGTTGAGCTGGATGTAGCTTAACATCGAGTTCTCTAGCCATTAGTGCCTAATTTTACAAGTGTTTCATCTTCATCCTTTTCTGATATTATTATACCTTCTTCATAATCTAAAGGTTTCTTAGTATCTTCTTCGACTATCTTCTCTGTGAGACCACCAACATTAATAATGACATTACCTTTACCTTCTTGTGACCTTAACTCTACTGCCTTAGTTGTAGGTAGGATTCTATCCATACACATTTTAAGACAAGTCCTGTCACCTTCGAGTGCCATATCAATCACTTTCTTGACAATCTCTGGTCCTTTAGTAGACATCAACTCTCTACTAAGGGCTGTAAACTTATTAACACTTCCCTTAGGTCTCCCTTTGGGATTTAAGACTACCCCTTTCTTTAATATAGGGTTGCCCTTATTTAATCTTCTTTTATCATCTGGTCTCATCTTTAAGCTCCTTTAGTTGAATCTTTAGTAAGAGGAAGCCTAAGTGATAACAATAATAATAACAATAATGATTAATCTTAAAGAGTTATCTTTGTATACTAGGCTCTTTATTTTTATCTATAGTAATATTATAGCACACTTTTGAGAATAAAGCAATCTTTTGAGGGAAATAAAGTTATTCTAAGGACTCTTCCCGCATATTTCTAGTTTTCTGCGTTTATAATAGTAAATATAGTTAATTAATACCTTTAGTACCCCAAATCCTCTCAGATTTGCCTGTGAGCCTAAATTTAAATTATCCAGAGACACTTGGGGTGTCCCCTCCCTATAAGGCTTATCGTAACTTTGGGACTAAGCCGAAGTTTCAAGGGACTAAGCAGGGACTAAGCCTGAAAATCTAGGGACTAAG